ATATCTTTCAAAAGCCCTTGTTGAGAAACTACAAAAGAATCCTGAATTGCTAAAACTTGGTGGTGATAGTAAAGAACTATCAATCATGTTTACCGATGTTCGTGGATTTACAAGCATTAGCGAACATTATGGAGAAAATGTTCAAGGACTAACGCAAATTATGAATCGCTATATGACTGCGATGACAGCAAAGATTCTTGAGAATGAAGGCACGCTTGACAAATACATAGGTGATGCACAGATGGCATTTTGGAATGCACCTCTTGATGATAAGCAACATGCCAAGAATGCAATAAAAACAGCTCTAAGCATGTTAGGAGATTTAGATGAATTTAACAGAAAAATTTCAGCTGAAGGCGTTCCTCCTTTCGGCATGGGTCTTGGTATTAATACTGGTGTGGTTGTTGTTGGAAATATGGGCAGCGATCAGCGTTTCGATTATACTTGCCTCGGTGATGCTGTCAACCTTGCTAGTCGTCTTGAAGGACAATCGAAACCGTACGGAGTAAAGATTGTTGTTGGACCCAAAACAGCCGAATACATTGCAGATGAATACTTTGTCGTTGAACTAGACACAATTGCTGTCAAAGGAAAGAAGCAAGGAGTGAACATTTATACTGTGCTTGGCACATCAAAAGAAATGGAGTTTCTAAACTATATCCCATTTAGAGAAATTCATAATGAAATGCTTGATGACTATCGTACACAGAATTTTGCAAGAGCAATCAAGTCTTGTACAAATCTAAGAACCGCATTTGGCGGAAATATGAAGAATTATTATGAGATGATGCTGGAACGTTGTGAGGAATATGTTAAGAATCCACCACCAGCAGATTGGGATGGAGTATATAGAGCTACATCAAAATGAGCATTTGAATAATTGAAAAACAACGCCAACAATTATTCCAAATGTGAATCCCATTAATATTCCACCCCATAATGCGACAGCCATGTCGGAAGTTTTATAGGCCATTTTCCTTCTTTATACTCATTGGAACATAGTTATTTGAAACACTTACTATACAACTAATTCCTCTAAAATTTTCAATGACCAATAAATCTTCAGCACTTAATAGAAACCAAACAAATCCTGCCACTTCATTCACATCAATTGTTGATTTTCCAATTAGTTTGTAGTCTTCGCTTTTCACAGTTTCTAATATGACATTGGTTTCACCGCATAATACTGGCTTTGAGCGTATCATTAACTCGCTTTGAGCGTTAGCTCCGGCACTAAAAAGTGCCAGAGCAAGTGCCAAACCTAAAATCTTTTTCATTAGAATAGTATCCTCATCTGGGCTCCGATAATGTTATTTACCACGCCCTCTTTCTCTTGTACTGCATATTTTAGCATTATTGATGCACTAGGATCAAATGCATATGAAAATCCACCAAAAATTGTCTTTGTTTTTGATGTTTCCAATAAACCCTCAACAACCGTAGTTAAATCTTTTATAACTTCTTGTTCAAATCTTAGACCGCCATGAGCAGTTGTTGCAAAGTCTTTTCTTGCATTATGATCGACCGCCGTTAATGAAGACCCGCTTTCAAATATGTTTTTTCTATAATCATATTCAAATTTGACACCAGCAAATGGTCTAAATCCATATGTATCTGGAGTGTAAACTCTATTCACAAACCAAACATCATGACCTGACGTTTCAGCCATATTACTTAAATTTAAACCACTCATAAAATGATGTGTCTCAAATTCGTTATATGCTGTACCTAGATTTGTTTTTAAAATCCAATCTTCATATGTTTTTAGTGCAAAAAAGTCTATTGAATATTTTCTTAGTTCTCCACCAGAATCTTCTCCTCTCATTTCTGTCATGCCAAAATTAAATTGACCGCCAAACAATAATGAGTCATTATATTTTTCCTCATATCCAATACCAAAAACACTAGTTGTATATCTATATGTGTCTTTTGTTCCAGAACGAAGAGAGTATCCTGTTACATATACTTGTGAATTTTTGTTAGGATCACTTCTATTAGTAATCTTATCATTCTCAACTTTATTTCTTGACATGGGATCAGACAGTGAGTTTTCATTTTGCAATGTGCTAATCTTATCAAGTTTTGTAAGTTGATCAATACGAGTAGTGTACACTCTATCGTTTGTTGTGGATACTACTTCATTTGTTGTTGTTGTTCCTGTTAAAATTTCATTAACAACATTTGTTGTGGTTACTGTTGTGCCATTTACTGTTGTTGTTGTGCCATTGCTCCATGTCTGAATTGTAGTTGGTGTTGTATTTGTTACTGTTGTAATTGGAGTTGTATGTGTTGTTACTGTTGTGATTGGAGTAGTAGAAACTGTTCTAATGTTTCTATTTACTGATAGTGTTGGTTCTTGTCTTGTTGATGTATATGTTGTAGTAGGAACAGAGGTGGTTACTCCTCTTGTACTTGTTGTGGTAGTTGTTGTAGTGCCTCTACTTGAAGATGTAGTTACGGTATTTGGTCCTGCAGCTGTGCTTACAATTGTTGGTGTTGGATTACCTGCTGCCGCACCTTGTGCAGGTGTTGCAAGTGTTGTAAATCCAGCACTACTTGGTATTGTACATGATGCTACTGCTATTGATGTGTCAGCACAAGGACCTGCATAAACACCAAGCTGTACTGATCCACCATTGCTTGTATGATTGCCCAATACTTCAAATGATAGTGTATATGTTGTTCCCGCAGTTAGTTCAATACCTTGATAGATACCATCAAAGGTTCCTACTGCACCATCGTACCAAACACCGCCGTGTGTTCCGCCGATGTTTTGCCATGAACCAGCTGCAGCTGGAAATGTTCCGTTTTGATACCAAACACCCCAATTTGTAGGTGCTTGAATTGATCCTGGTCCATTGTTTGTTGTTATGCTTATCGCACCACCAGAGGTAAATTCGCCATTAGTTAAAAGATTTGTCTGAGATCCTGGGGCTGTTAAAGTGACATTATCAAAAGTCCAAAATGCGGGATCTTGTCTAAAAGCAAATCCAACATAATTTGAACCTGCATTATTTGGTGTAAACGAGTACGAATAGGTCTGCCAGGTATTCGGTGTATTATTTGTAACCGTACCAATATAACCGCCAGGTAGAACTTGTGATAATGCTATAGATGTTGTAAATAATGTGACAAAAAGTAGAAGGTTATTCAGTATCCTTCTTGTCTTTGTTTGCATGTGTTTCCCTCATCATTAGAACGATGTTAATTTTTTGATTTAATCTAATCAAATCATTGTCCAACATTCTAACGCGGTCGATCAATGCAATCAGCACTGTGTTTGCTTCAGATAACACAGGTTTAATTTCTGCCGTAGCCCATTTCCAAACGTAGAAGATCAAATACCCCATACCGCCAGCAGCAACGATAGGAAATCCATATTTGTTAATTAGTTGTACGAGATCCATGTTCAGTCCTTTCTTGCGTCGTTTTTACCGTCAGCTCTTGCAAGTCTTTCGGTATCAGGTCTAACATGAAGTGCTGTTGAAATCAAAGTATCAATTCTCACGATGTCGTGATTCATCGTCTTGACGCGATTATCAAGAGCCATGATAATACCACTCAATCCTTTTACTGAACTTTGAACGCCGGCCAGAATAAACTTTAGCGTAAGAAAAACAAAGTATCCGCCTGCTATTGAAGATGCAATTGGAAATCCAACTTCCGCCACCAGCTTGAAGAATTCTGCTTCCATGGTATACTCCCATAATTAGCGGTGACGAGAGTATTTAGTTTACTTCACTTTTTCCAATTTGAGAAGTTAAATAAAACCCTATAGATTGTGGGATTATCTTATAGTTCACCACGCTCCATTAGTATTTTCTTATTTGCTTGATGTTCAACCTGTGTCAATTCTTTGTTTTCTCCCCTATATGGAACAGCATAATTGTTTTGAATTAACCAATCATTTACTTTTGTTCCATCCTCAAGAATGAACACACCAAGAATTCTACCAAACTTGTCATCATTGTTATCCGATTTTTGTGTCTCAATAATATGCCATGAACCAACAGGTAATTTCTCTGCTAGTTTCTTTTTAGATAAAAGACCTCGTGGTTTTTCTTCTTTGTTTGAAGTTCTAGATTCCGGCGTATCAACTCCAGCCATACGAACACGCTGATTTGCCAACACAATATTAAATCCTAAATCCAAATCAATGTCAACTGTATCGCCATCAAGAACTTTATTAATTTTACATTTATATTGATACACAATTATCCTTTCTTAGCAAAGTTTGCTCTTGAAAATTGCTGACGATTTACCATCTTGACTATCTGGCCCTTGTGTTGAACGACGTGTCCTTCAGGATCAGCTTCCTTATCGTCAATTGATTGCTTCATCGGATTTGATGTTTTTGTGGCTTTATTTAAACCAGAAACAAGAATATTCTTTGCTTGTTGAATGTGATGATGAATTTCTAGTGCTTTACCAAAGTGTTGTTCGTGTTCATCATGATGTGCAAGTGCAGAATTCAATCTTTCTGTCTTTGCTGCTTTGCCTTTTCCAGTCTTCATTTTGTCTACTTCTTTTTGCATACGATTTTGTATATGCTTGCGTAGACCTTGAGTTGTTGGCCTTTCGCCAGTTCTTACTGTCTGATTGATATAAGTTGAAATATGTTCAGCATGACGATTGATGATATCATGATGAGCTGGATGCAAATCGTTGTGAAGTGCTTCAGCTTGTTTTATATGATGCTCTACTTGCTTGCTTTCTTGATTTGAAAGATGTTTACCAGAGCCAAGACTAGTTTGTGCGGAGATATGATGTACATCTGGATGTTGCTTGAATCTTGATGTATCTCTTAGGGGAGAAGCTTGTAGAGTTTCTACCTTGTCTGGATTTCCATGAATTTCAGTATGTGTAGCAAAACCAATTTTTGATCTTACTGCTTTTTTTCCTTCTGGTGTATTCTTGCCTATACGATATCTAATTGTGTTTGGCTTAAATGATGTTTCGTTTTTATCTTCTTTTCTTTCACTTGAATCATGCATAAAGTCACCTTGAAATACACCTTTTTTTGGTGCAATTTTGGGTAGATGTTCCAAGGCTGCGTGCATTTTTTCTGCAAGACCTGAAGAGTGGCCAAAATGTTTATCTACTTCTTCGTGTGTTGTTGCATGTCTAGGAGTCTTACCAAATGCTGCATGTTTTGTCGCGACAAAAAACTTTCCGGTTTTCGGATGATGCCCATAAACTATTGCTGGTGAACCATCAAGTTTTGTGGAGATATGTGTAT